ATTGGCAGGTGTGGATAGTGAAGGCAATGCCTCATGTAAAAGACCAACGCTATCAGGGCTTGCTTACCATCTTGACATAGATACAGAAACACTAAGAAATTATGGTAAGAAGGATGACTTTTTTGGCATTGTAAAAAGGGCAAGGCAACGTGTAGAGATAGCTTTAGAAGAAAGGCTCTACGAAAACGCGCCCACAGGCGCGATATTCAACTTAAAGTGCAACTTCCAATACCGTGAAAATGAAAAAGAAATCAGCGAAGACGCGAAGTCAATCAGCATCACATTCACAGACGCGATTAAATGAATATCGAAATCCCGCTACTAAAAGCACAGAGACAATTCATCAAGTCAAAAGCTCCATTTCCCGCAATCAGTGGCGGACTAGGTAGCGGAAAGACAGAGGCAGGCGTTTTGCGCCATGTGTCTCTGATGTTATCAGATGTGGGCATCAATATGCTTATCGGTATGCCCACATATGACTTGCTTAAACTAAGGGCGATGCCATGCACGGAGGAGGTTCTAGCAAAACTTGGTTTAGCGTTCACTGTCAATAAATCAGATTTCGCAATATTGGTGCATGGTTACGGGACCATCTTTTTCCGTTCGTATGACAGACCCGAACGTTGGGTGTCGTTCGAGGTCGCCCATACATTGCTTGATGAACTAGACACACTGCCGATTGACAAAGCCGAGGTTGTATGGCGTAAATCATCAGAGCGCACAAGGCAGAAATGCAAAGGCATCAATACGATAGCGGCTGTAACATCACCTGACCAAGGCATCAATGGCTTTATCGGAACTAAATGGGGTGGCAATGAAAACACCGCATTAGAAGACGGCTACGAGTTGATATTTGCAGACACAAGGGACAACCATTATTTGCCTGACGGGTATGTTGACCAGATAATGCAGAACTACGATAGCCTTCTGGCTGAAATTTATATCAGCGGTCGTCTAGTCAGCCTTAATCGTGATAAGGTGTATCATTACTTTGAACGCGCAAGGCATCATATTGATAGATTTATATGTGACAAGGACAAGGTTCTACATATTGGCGTTGACTTTAATATCGGTGGCTGTTGTGCTGTCGTGTATGTTATTGACGCAGGCGAACCCGTCGCTGTTGATGAGTTCGTAAGCTACGACACGCAAGACTTTGTTAGTAATGTTGCTGACAGGTACGAAGGAAAGCGTATAGTATGCTATCCAGATGCTTCGGGTAAGAATAATACAACAAACGCAAGCGCGTCTGATGTTGCAATAATTAAGCACGCTGGCATTCAATGCGACATAGCGAACAAGAACCCATTTGTCAGGGATAGAGTGAATTCCGTCAATGCGAAGTTATCAAACAACACATTCAAGATAAACACTGACACATGTCAGAATCTAACACTTGCGCTTGAATCACAGGGTTATGACAACAGCGGCGAGCCAGAGAAATTTAAGACCCATCCAGCTATGGACGACTGGATTGACGGAATGGGCTATTTCATGCACAGACGATACGCAATAAAACGACCAACTTCAAGAATCATAGCGAGGTAACATGATTAAGATTACAGCAGATCACTTTAAACGACGCGAAAGCATTGATGGGTCCATTGAACATATTGAGTTCTTGGAGCATTCATATGCTGGCGGCGGAGAATACATAGAAAGAACAATGGTTAAGCACCCAAAAGAAACAGCATCAAACTTAGAGAAGCGCAAACAAGAAGCCGTTTATGTGAACTATTGCAGGCAGGTTATTGACCTGTACAATCAATACGTCTTCACTGAACGCGCAACCCGTAATGTTAAGAGTATCGATACAGAACGGTACATGAACGATGCTGATTACATGCACTCAACACATGAAGACATGATGCGTTCTATTTCCAAGATGGGCAGCGTGAAAGGTTTGTGCGGCGTCATTGTTGATCGCCCCGTTGCCGACACTAGAACCAAAGCAGACGAGATTGCGCAGGGTGTGCATGAGTACCTCTCACTGTATGAGCCAGAGAGCATCATTGATTGGGAGATCAAGCGCGTAAACGGCAAACCAACTTTGGCAATGCTCATTCTTAAAGAAGGTGAAGACCTTATCAAAGTTTGGGAGCTTGATTCGTGGCAACTTGTAAAAAAAGTTGGCAAGAACACGGTTAAAGTAATTGACAAAGGTATCAACACATTGGCGACAATACCGTTTGTGATGCACCGTAACCGCCGCAAACTCGATCTTGAATGGTTCAGCGGCGCGTCTGATATTGACGACATTGCCGAAGTGAACCGCATGTTGTTTTATTATGACTGCATGGCGATGGAAATCACGTCAAACACAGGCTTTGCAATGCTAACGGGCAGTGCGGAAGCTATTACTAGCCAAAAGTCAACAGGCGGCAACGGCGGCGTAGAAAATGAAGTCGTGGATATTGGCTCGCAAACATTCTTACCCCGCGAGCAAGGCGATCCTGAGTATAAATATGTTGAGCCAGCCCATTCATCGCTCAAATCAATCTTGGACTTACGCAACAAAGCTGCGGATGAGATTAGAAGGCTTGCGCGTGTGAATGTTAACGGTGCGCAAGGTGTTAAATCAGGTGATGCGTTAGAGATTGAATTTCAAGACTTGAACGCAATACTAAGTGAGAAAGCCGCAATGCTTGAGGCTACAGAAACACGAATATTTGAGCTTATTGCAAAATGGCAAGGTATCAGGTCGCCCGAAATCAACATAAGCTACCCTCGCAAATTTGGCGTCCGTGAAATTGGACGTGATATTGATAATGCAATCAAAGCATTTACTATTGTTAACAGTGACAAGTTTAAGAAAGAGAAGTCAAAACAGATTGTTGGGTTGATGACCAAGGATAGCAAAGTGGAAGATGTTGACGCCATCATGGATGAAATCGACACCACGCAGAAAGCTACTATGGACGTCTTGAATGGGGGTTAAAGTCACTGGTCTAAGCGCAATCAATAACAAGCTTTCAAAGTTGCCAAATGTTGAGAAGTCCGTGCTTGATAAGATTGGGGCTTATGCGGTTCAGGCTATTATTGATAGGACTCACAAAGGCACAGACGTTGACGGTCGCAAGTTTAAGCGTTATAAGACTAGTCAGCTTAATAAGCGTCTTGACGCTGGTCGCGGCGGCAGTGTAGACTTGAACTTCAAAGGAAATATGCTTGCTGCAATGAGATATCGCAAGACAAGCGAAAGTGTTGTGATTTATTTTGGGGCAAAAGACGAAATGCTAAAGGCGCATGGGCATCACTTTGGCAATCCTAAAAAAGGTGTCCCCCGCCGCCGTTTTTTCGGGCTATCGCGCAAGGAAAAGAAAAGGGTCTTAAGGATGCTGGAACGTGCTTAAAACATTAGACGATAGCATAAAGCGGCTCGATGATGCGTTGATAATCATTGACAAACGCATTGAAACACTTGTTGCGCGACTTGCATCTGATAATAACGGTCGTTTCATATCGGACAGCTTGAGTATCAAGCAGGCTGTGAACATTCGCAATGAGATAGCGACTATCATGCTTGCGTATGGTGCAGTAGTAAGGCTATCAAGTCATGATTTCATACAAGCTTCGCAAGCGGCTAAAGCAGCGTTCCAAGGCGGCACAAGCTTTACTGCTGCTGATGCGTTGGTTATTGATGCCATGAGTAATAGCGCAATAGTCGAATTGATTGCATTGGGTGATGCGGCAACGTCTAACATGAGTGATGCAGTGTTACAGCTTGTATCTAGCGGAGGCTCGAAGAGTGAAGCTATGTTGATTGTTCAACAGTTGACAATCGGTAAGACGGCATTGAACGGCAAGCCGCTGCTGCACTATGCTAAGACAATCACAGAAACTGCATATATGGAGATCAATGCTGCATCGACTTTGAGGCTTGCAGAAACGGCGGGTGTCGATGGTTTTAAGTATAACGGCACATTGGTCACAGGTTCGCGCCCCTGGTGTATACAACACATTGGCAAGGTGTTTACACGAGAAGAAATCGAAGCATGGAGGAGCAGCAGTTTTTCGGGCAAGAAGTCAGGCTCTCCGTTCATAACTAGGGGTGGCTGGAATTGTAGGCACTGGTTTACGCCACATTATGATGAATAAAAAAAGGAAGGTATGAATATGACAGATGAAGAAATCAAAGCAATGCAGGACGAGAACACACGATTAGCAGATGAGTCCAAATCACTGCGCGCGGAGAACGCAAAGCGCCGTACAAGCTCTAAAACACTTGAGCAGCAGCTTGACGATCTTAATGCTGATAAAGATCGGCTGCAAAAAGAGAAAGAGCAGTCAGATCTTGAAGCTAAGGGCAAATATGATGAAGCTTCGGTTACGCTACGCGAGACACTGACGAGCGAAAAGCAGAAGGAAACAGAGCGCGCGACTAAGTTTGAGCAGTTGTTCAAAGCTGAAAAGATTGACAAGGCATTGATATCTGCGGCGAGCGGCACTGTTAACCCTGAAACAGCGGCGACCTTAGCCAAACAGCGTTTTAGCTTTGACGTTGACGATGGCGGGTCAGTGGTTATCAAGCGGGGCGATTCACCAGCATTAAACAAAGACGGCAAAGCAATGGACTTCAAAGCGGTTATTGAATCAATCAAGGAGTCAGATCCTTACCTAGTAGCGTCAACAGGCGGCGGCACAGGTTCGACTGGCGGCACTGGAAGCGGTGTTGATGGTGATGCAGCGGCAATGCGTGAGTTAGCTGCTTTAGCTGGATTAAAATAGAGTGTTGACACAGCATTGAAGCTGTGCCTATACTTGCGCCACCTTGGAAGGGCAGGAACTCGAAAAGGTGGTTGCAAGTACCTACAACTTGATATGTGTGAGGTTTGGCAGCCGATACATACAGAGCAGGACTCTAACTTTAGCCACATACGCAATGATAAGAGCAGGACTCTTTAGCTAATGTAAATAAGTTATTTGGAGTCAGTACCATGGCAATTTATACCCTCGCAGAATTAAGAAAACGCGCACAAGATGAAATCACGCGCAAAGTAGTCGACAACATTATCGACGTTAACCCTATCAACCAAGTGTTACCTTACACGCCTTACGGCGGCACTGGTTTAATCGTAAATCACGAAAACGTGTTGGGTGATGCTCAATTTTTATCAATCGGTGGCACAATCACAGCGAAAGCACCCACCTCATATGCGCAGCAAACATACGTTGCAACCAAACTAATCGGAGATGTTGAATCAGATGGCCTGGTTGAAGCGCAAGGCGCAGGCGTTGAGGAATTGATGCAGCAAGTGAACCGCAAAGCTAAAGCTGTTGGTCGCTTGTTTCAACAAGGCATGGAAACCGGTACAGGCACTACACCAAGCATGAACTCGCTTCATACGCTTGTTGACGCTTCCCAATATACAACCGCAAGCGCGGGGCAAGCTTTAGCATTCAGCTTACTTGATGAGGTGTTGTCACTTGTTACGCTTGATTCCCCAGATTTCATTATGATGTCTAAACGTACATTCTTTGCATACCGTGCATTGATGCGTTCTGCCAATATGGTGACTCCTGACTATATTAGGGATCAGTTTGGCACGGCTGGCATGTCTGTTGCAGATTATGACGGGATTCCAGTTTTTCGTAATGACTTCTTATCTGTTGCGGAGACTGCAAACGGCGCGGCATTGGCAGGCGGTGCATTGACATCAATCTATGCGGGCTGTTTTGATGATGGCTCTAAGTCTAAAGGTATTTCAGCTATCTACCCAGAAGCTTCAACCGCTGGCGTTACGATTGAAAATGTGGGGGCTAAAGAGTCGGAGGATACTAAAATCATTCGTATCAAACAGTATACAAACCTTGCGAACTTTGGTATCAAAGGCTTGGCGCGCTTACCTTCAATCAACAACTGACAGTAAGCCCTCTACATGGGGGCTTATTCCTTATGAATAACAGGAGATTAAGAAATGGCAGCAAAGAAAACACTAAGAGTAAAATGCCCAACTGATGTTTTATATTCAGATAAAGGTGACACAGAAGTTCGTTATGGTATCGAGTTTAAACATGTTGTGAAAGACAATGTGCATTCACTTGTTGCTGATATTGACGCAGAACTTGCACAACCGTTAGTTGATGCCGAAAAATTAGTTGTAGTCTAAGCCAATGGCTGCATATGCGAGTGACACAGACCTAGAAACATTCATACCTTCAATTTTAGAAAATGGTGTTGTGTCATTCGATGTGCAGCTGCAACTTGCAAGCGATGATGTGCTTGAAATGGTCAAGGTCAAGTGGTGGGTGAATGCTGTTAGTTCACGTTATGCACTAAACCGAGAGACAACTGATTGGAGTTCATACTTCCCCAGATTCGATGAGGCGCTATTGAACACGGTGCAGCTTAAAAATTTAACGTGTTATAGGGCATTTCATAAATACATTTGCCCAATGTTGACAGGCGATGCCGACGATGCCGACGAGTGGACACGAAAAGAAGAGCGCTACAAGATTTATTTTGATGAAGAGTGGGACAAGATAACTCGGATGCCTTTGTACGACTTTAATCAAGACAGCGCGTTTGATGACATCGAACGTAGGCAAGGCGGCGGCGTCAGGTTACAACGTGCGTGAGGCTGCTATTCAAGCGATTGTTAGCATGCTCGATGCTATGCCCGAGGTGGCGAAGGTGTTGCGCACTGATACAGTCACTAAGATAGCAAGAACAGCTTTCCCAGCTGTGATAGTGCTTGATGATGGTAACGAGACACGCAATCCGAAAACAGGCGGGATGGCTGATGTGTTCTTCACGTTACATTTAAAAGGCGCGGTGATTGGTAACAACCAGAGTACGGCAATGAACGGCTTGGACAAAGCTATGAAAGCTGCCGTTTATGCTGACTTAACACTTAGCGGCACGATAGCAAACATTAAGATATTGCCCCGCGAACAAACAGATCTGGACGGTGGCGAGACATTAGCAACATTTGTTAGACCTGTTGAAATCTATTATGAAGCAAACGAAGTAAACGGAGATTGAAAAAATGAGTATTGAAAAGGGTGTACTACTATTCAAAGACGAGGTCAACAAAGGTGTTGACCCAATCCCAACAGCTTCGGATGCGATTTGGCTTAACAGCTTAAATATTAATGCAGCCCCAGAAATCGTTGCTAATGACCCGCTTTCACAATCGAAGGGCGCTGCGAAATCATTGCGTGGTGATAGTGCGATTAACATCGAAGCCTCGCTGTATTTGCGAGGAAGTGGAACTGCTGGCACTGCCCCTAATGTTGCGGCACTGCTTAAAGCGGCTGGTCTTGCTGAAACGGTATCTGCTGGAACTAAAGTATCATATGCACCCACCATGACCGAACAGACTGGCACAGGGTATAGCTATAAAGGCGGCTTGTTTTATAAAGCTCTCGCAACTGTAACATCATTCAAAATGGATGCGTCAATCAACCAGCCTTTGAACTCATCATTCACACTTGATGCGGGCTTTGATGTTTCAGCCACCACTGTTGCAGAACCCACTGTTGCAGAGCCTACAGTTCAGCCCATAGTGATGACTTCCGTTAGCGCTATCACATCGGACGGCACAGGCATCAAAGTTGCTTCATTCAGCTTTGACTTAGGCAACAATAACACACGCGACAACACAACTGGCAGCAACGGGTTTCATATTTCAGACTTTAAGCCTCAAATCACATTGACTAAAGACGGATTGACCGCAGCAGACAGAGCTAAGCTTGAAGCTGCAACGTCTGTGTCGATTGTCGCAGTATTTGGCACGGTAGCAGGTAATAAGATTACATTAACTGCGACAAACTGTGACATGGTTGCTTTGGCGGGTTCAAGCCGTGATGATGTGATTACAAGTGACATCACTTACGACTGCACAAAAACAAACGGCAACGACAATTTCACATTGGAATTTTTATGATAATCAAGCTTTTAAAGGATCAAGCAACAAGCGTCAATGAAACAATAGAAATTGACGGCGTGAACGCATCTATCGAATTTGATGTGAAATCTTTGAACTCATCTATGCAAGCCAGGTTACTTGATAAAGCGACTAGAATAGTGGATGCAGAAAGCCGCTTAGCTTATTTTAGAGAGCAGATGAGGTGTATTGATGGCGATAATATCAAGGTGAATGGTGAAGATATAAGCGCGGAACAACTTGCAGAGCTTGGCGATTTCACACACGCAACCACGGGCGCAATAATCGCTATTGTTTCAAAGTCTATTGATAAAGTCGTGTTTTTGGATGATGAAGAAGTAAAAAAGTAAGAGCTGCCGCCTTAGCGAGTAAGGGCGGCTTTAATTGCTCTACATGTCCGAGACAATATCCATGCGACACTGTGCAGGAATGGGTTGAAGATATAGTGGGCAAATGCCCTGCTTTAGACTTCGCGGAACTCAACCACGCTTTTGAGACTGTAAATAACTTGAATGATAATATTCTGCCTTTTTCGGGAGGGTATTACGAACAGCCAGCTAAGCTGATGCAGTACGCAAAAATAATACAAGGGGCTTTCAATGAGCGATAAGATGCAGATTGTTATTGACGTTGATAGCGGCAAAGCGTCCACCAAGATAAAGAGCCTTAAAAAAGAACTTGGCAGGATGTCTAGCGAAACTGACAAAGCTTCCGAGTCCACATCTTCACTGTCAACTGCACTTGGTGGCTTGGCTATTGGCGCAACTGCAATCGCAGCAGCGTCTAAGCTTATCAGTGTCGCGCGCTCTTTTGATGTTATCAACGCTTCATTGGTTACTGTAACTGGTTCAGCAGAAAACGCAGACAAAGCCTTTGAACAGATACAATCATTTGCAAGCACCACACCGTTCGCGCTTGAGCAGGTTGCTAACGCATTCATCAAAATGAAAGCGCTCGGTTTAGATCCAAGTGAAGCGGCGCTGACATCCTATGGCAACACAGCAAGCGCAATGGGTAGAGACCTTAATCAAATGATTGAAGCGGTTGCTGATGCAGCTACGGGGGAGTTCGAGCGACTAAAAGAATTCGGCATTAAAGCAAGCTCGCAAGGCGATAAAGTTTCGTTTACGTTCCGAGGTGTAACCAAGACTGTGGGCAAGAACTCGAAAGAGATTGAAGGTTATTTAAAGAACATTGGCGACACTGATTTTTCTGGCGCGATGGCTTTGAGGGCAGCAACGCTAGACGGGACACTTTCAAACTTATCTGACAGCTGGGATAGTCTTTTTCTTACAATTTCAGAGTCGGGCATCGGTGAAAGCATCAATGATGTTGCGAAAAGCATGGTTAACCTAACTGAAAAAACAAGTTCTTTTATTGGTTCATTCAAAGATGGCGGCACGAGAGATCTTGAAGCCGCAGCCGAGAACATAGGCAAAATAAACACGCAGGTTGCAAGATTAGAATCATATTTAGAGAGTAAAAAAGACAGCGTGTTGCCCGATTGGATAAACGCCAGCGGCATTTCGACGGCAGAGGAAAGACTCAAAGCATTAAGAGCAGAGCTGAAACAGAACATTGACCTCCTGACACATGCCCCGGAAGCCGCCCCGACGTTAGATTTACCGACGCCCCCCAGTGGCGACCAATCGGGCGATGACAACGTATCCACAAGGCAGCAAGAATTAGAAGCAAGGCAGCTCGCTATCGCCATATCATCATCACAAGCAAGATTTGATGCGCTTTCACTGATTGCACAAACAGCTGGCGATGACGAGGAGACGAGAGCTATCGACGCTTTCCAACAAAAAATAGACAGGATGGACGTTGAGAAAGAGTTCCTTATCGAGAAAGGCGCAGAAAGGGTTGAACTAGAGCGTCAAGCTGATGAAAACCGCTTGCTCTTAGCTGTGGATTTGGAGGGAAGAATAGCTGGAATCCGTAAAAACGCGAGAGACAAAGAAGTAAACGAATTAATAAAACAGAAACAGTTCGTTGCAGACATTGAACGTGGAGCGTGGGATTTCATGGGGAACCTTGCCCGTCTTGGTGGCGATAAGTACGTT